TTCTCCTATGCCATCAATGATTTCATCTTTAGCACTATTTAAAAGACTTTGCAGACGAGCTATGTATTGATCCTCATTTTCTCCCTCATTCTGGCTTGGCTTTTCCATTAAAGCTTCAAAGAACCCAAGTAGACCAACCTGCTTCATCATAAACTTAATGTTCTTGGTCATGTCTGACTGAGTAGCAATAGCATTTAAAGCAGTTAAAAATGGTGGTATACCATAGGGTAATTCAGTATCCCCATTTATACCATAATATCTATAGGTATACTCATTAAGCTTTTCATACCTTTCAGCAAGAAGCCCACCTGTATTATAATTTTGCTTCTGATATGGTTCATACCTTAATTGCTTTTTATTCCAAGAAAATATAATTGTCTCAGGGTTAACTAAAGCTAGATTCTTAATGCCCTTTTTATCATTGGCTACAATCCACTCATTGGATAAAGCTCCAGCTATCCAAATTTGAGCGATCATTTTATTAACCAACCCATTCATACCATCAACGCCATCACCCCATTCGATTTGTTTATCTTCTAGGTGCTGGCGCATCTTCTTTTGCATTTCCGGAGATACTGTGGGGTCAAATTTAATCCTATGACCCGTATTAGTTAATCTCACCATGTCATTTACTGCTAAGCCCATGTCCTCATTTATCCAAGATAATTTACGGATAATGGGAATATATTCTGCAATAAAGCCAGGATTTACAAACGTAGTCTTACCCTTAAGATCAGAATAGGTGATCTCATTGGTAGGTCGGCTTATTCTAGTTGAAGGCACTGTAGTTCTGGTAGGCCTACTCTCTGGGGGCTCCTCTTCTAGTTTTACCCTTTTCTTGGGAGAATTTGATTTTACCTCCCACGGTAACCTGAATTTTATGGCCATATAAACTAATTAATAGTATTCAACAACGTCGTATTACATATAGCAAAAAATAGTATTGAAGTTATGTAGGGGTGACTACTGCCGTAGTAACCTTTCCCTTACGTATATAATTGCAAATAGCTTCAGCCATTATGCTATCATCCGTATATGTAGTTTCATCATCTAATAAATCATCTTCTTCTGACCCCCTACTATGTTTACCCATAGCAACTGGTCTATTTCTATCATCATAAATAAAGGTATAGGCCTCCTGAACAAAGAACTTATTTAATATTTCTACCCTTTCATTACGGATATCATCTTCTAATTCATCAATTATAATAGGCCTTGTCTTTAGAGTAGTATACCAACCTGGAACTTTTTCTACCTTTGGTTTAGATTCTCCCTTCTCTTTAAGAAACCTAGTGGTATAGAATAAATTTGGGTAACCACTATCCTGTATTTTAGTAGTAACAGCTAATCCTATATCATTACTCTCGGGTGCTAAAACTGCTCGATTATAATCCCTGCCAGTACTCATTAGAAGCTTGGCAAATAAACTAACAGGTATTTTACCCTTATAATAGGCATGTTCTACTCCGTGACGATCCATTACAGTGAAAGCAGAATAGTCTCGGCTCCTACCGGAAGCAATGTCTGCAGCCAGATAATATTTTATTCCAGATTGGGGTGGTTTTAAAATAACGAGGTTGCCATTCATTTTTATATCATATGGNCTAACCTCAGTTAACANNTCTTCNATTGCCTTAATATCTATAAGGTCAAATACTGAATTNCCAGAAGTAAGGAAGTCTCCATCAATCTCCTGAGCTGTCCTTCTGGGGCCAAGAGAACTGGACATAATGCGATACCATTCTAAATCCCTTTCTGGGTGCATTTGCCATTTTAACCTGATGGGAGTAAATTCATTTCCTCCTGCAACAGCATCAACCCAAGTTTTATGAAAGAAGTTACCCACACCGTAGGGGGTAGAATTTAGTATGGCTGAACCCCCAGTTGATAGAGTTGGGAAAGCAGCTGCCCAAATCTGAGCTGCCCACCTTACGATTGCCGCTTCATCTATTACCAATAATGAAACCGCTTCTGAACGACCAGCATCTTCTGTAGTTGGGATTGAAGTAATTGTTGACCCATTAGAAAACTCCATTTCTGTTTGAGTTCCTAATTCTCCAGGCCGACCATTTACTACTGGTACTTGAAGGTACCAAGGGATATTTCTATAAACAAATCGTATTCTTCTTAAAACCTTTTTAGCAACTCGGTCCTTAATAGATATAATAATAATGTTTTTATTGTCATGATACATTGCAAGCCATAAACAATAAAGGGCTATTAATTCTGTTAGCCCAGCCTGCCTGAATTTAAGAACGATATTAAACCTATTAGTCAAAAAATACCAGAGAACACTTTTCTGGTATGGATAAAGATCAAATGAAACTCTACCTTGTACTGGGTGTATAACATTAGCAAAAGATGAAAAATAAAAAGGGTCTCGAGATACTTTCTCAATGACCCTGAATTGTTCAGTCGTTATACCTTTGCCAGATGTATCAATTCTTGTTGACGCCATTAAATCTGAATTTGTATTTGATCCCTAGATCTATCCCACTGTATTCAGTCTTTAATAGTCCAACTCTGATATCTCCATATAGCTTTATTCTAGTATAATCTTTCTCTACCCCTACATTTACATAAGGGCTTAAATGTAAAAGATCGACCCCCAAACCTAAATAGGACTGTAGCGGCAAGTTGATGGGACGGGGGTCGATCGGAATTGAACTTAAACCTTCATTAGTCCAACGGTATTTAAAACCTGATAAGAAAATCGGAAAGGTTTGTGATTCCGGAATACCATTGGTTTTTAAAATTGATAAGGACAGTGAATCGAAAGAAAGTTCAAGTCCAAGCAGTTTAGGATTATATGGGAACTGTTTTAGAAAATTTTGAGATATTTCTATTTGGCTATAAAGGCCTTGAAGAATGATATTCTGTTTTGATAGCTCTAGCTTGAGGCTATCAATAGCTAATGAATCAACTAGGTATATTTCTACCGTTGAAGGGGGAGTAGGAACAGGATAGGGTTTAGGAACTTTAATTGTTTCATAAACATAAATGGTATCTGTACGATATACTGGGTATGAAACAAATTCTATTTTAGGCTACTCTAAAGAAGCCAAGATACACAATTACGGCTAAAAGGATTAGGAATAATGTGTAAATTAAATATTTTTTCATAGGAATAGGGAATTAAGATGCCCTAGAGGGTATATTACACATATACACAAATATATAGTATTTATTACTATATTTGTATATGTGTATATCCCGTGGCTTTATACCTGGGACTTGGGCCTTGATTTTTTAGAAGATTTAGGAGGAATAACAGGTTCTGGTAACTCTTCTTCACCTTCCGAATCTTCTGATATTGGGCTTACAGCTTGAGAAACCTCTTCAAGCATAGTGATTAGAGGAAGGTATGGAAAAATATCAGACTTATCTGGCCTCACAGTTGAGTGACTCCATACCCCTTTCAGATGGTTATCCACTACATCAGGATTATATTCCCAGAAATCCCCTAGAGGATTTTGTATCTCAATAGAAGGAAATTCATTCAAAATCCATAAAAGGAGCTCTTTTAGAGCCTCTATTTGCTCATCAGAGTACTTATGATAATATTTAAAGCCTCTCCAAGGCTTTTCTAATTCACATACATCCTTTTTAGGAATTACTGTATAGTACAGTTTATTGGGATAAAGAGGGTAAAATCTGAACTCTCCATTATCCAAATACAGGCCACCACCAGATACCAACTCAATACTCACGGAATGTTTCTCGTGGTAATTATCATCGCCACGAATGCCCAAATGATAGGCCCAAATCTTAGGGTTAAAGCATTCTATGATTTTACCATTACGATCAATAATGAATGGTGTGCCTACTCTTTCTGGAGTTTCATTCCACCACGCCCAGGCTCCCTCTGCAGTTAATCCACAGGTATGGTGCAAGAAAACAGAAGTCTTTTCGTACTCATGGGTTAAGTACTGACCATTTGATAGGTATTTTTTAATTATTTCCATGATTATATAATATGAAGCCATTCAGTTTTTATACCATCTACAGCTAATATTAAGAAAGGTACAGCCCAGCCACCAGTTAGAGTTGCAACAATGTCTGATATACTGAAAACTGTTTT